CGCGAGCTCGTCTCAAAAGGCGGTCGTCGCTCAGATGAAGGAGTTTATCACGAGAGTCTCACGCGATGAGATGGAAGGCGTCCTCCTCCCATCCGAGACAAACTCGGACGGCTCTCCCTCGGGATACCGTCTCCGGCTTCTTAACTCCGGCGGACGACGTCCGATCGATGTCAACGAGATCATAAAGCGACACGAGTCTCGACAAGCGATCACGGTCCTCGGCGAGTTCGTCCTCCTCGGGATGGACAAGGTCGGGAGCTTCGCTCTCGCATCGACGAAGACGAGCCTCTTCGCCCAGGCGCTCGGGACCTACCTCGACGCCATCGCCGAGGTCATCAACAACGATGCAATCCCGAAGCTCCTTCGGTTGAATGGTGTCCCGACGAACCTCTTCCCGGTGCTTCATTATGAGGACATTGAGACCGCCGACCTCAACGAGCTCGCCGCGTCTCTCGCGAGCCTCACCGGAGCCGGCATAATCACACCGGACGACGAGCTCGAGGAATACGTCCGCAACTTCGCCGACCTTCCTCAACCTCAAAAGGACTCCGCTCGATTCGAGGCGGCTCCTCCGGGAGCGGACGAGGAGCTCATCGCTTCAACTTACGGAAATGAGGAGGACGAGTCCGATGAAGACTAAAGCGATACAAGCTCCGAAGGGGTATCACTGGATGGAGACCAGTCGAGGACCGATGCTCATGGTCGGCGACTATGCTCCTCACGATGGAGCCTCCGAGTCGTACGAGTTCCAGTTAATGGAAGAGCACGAAGAGAACATCGAGAAACCGGCCGAGTGGGATCGCATATACGAAGCAATCCTCGAGCGGACCGGGAATAAGGAGCTCGCCGCGGCGACGGCGACCGCTCGAGTCGGAAAAGAGGACGATGAACCCGAGGAGCAAATCGAGACCGAGAAGGTCGAGAAGCGTCTCCTCTTCGTCGTATCGACACCGAGCGACCTCGACATCGCTCGACGTCGCCACCTATGCGGACCGAGCGGAGAACGCTTCGCGAAGAGCTACCTCGAGCCTCTCGGCCTCGGTCGCTCCGATGTCGATGTCGTCGACTTGGGCGAGCTCGACGAGGTGAAGGACCTCGAGCCTCTCGCGGTCGTGACACTTGGCAAAACGGCGAAGGAGCTCCTCGGCGATGTCGTCGACGTCTCCCTTCCTCATCCCGCGGCCATCAAGACCGACCGAGCTCGAGACGGTCTCGGCCGAAGGCTCGCCGAGCTCGGAGCCATCCTCGAGAAGGCCGACTCCTTCCTTCCGCCGAAAGGCGTCCAAGAACAAGCCGAGATCGGTCTCCGGATGCGAGAGAGTCAACCTCCATCAAAGCGAGGCGGGACCGAGGTCGGTGTCGCTCGAGCTCGAGACCTCGCGAATGGGAGACGGGTCTCCGAGGATACGATCCGACGGATGGCGTCCTTCTTCGCTCGACACGAAGTCGACCTCGACTCACCTCAAAACAGCGACCCGAATCATCCGGACTATCCTGGCCGAGGTATCCAGGCGTGGAAGTTATGGGGAGGCGATGAGGGGAAACGATTCGCCGAGAAGGTCATGAGACAACTCGAGGCGAAAGAAGAAGCCGAGAAGAGCCGAGCGGTCGGCATCTACAAGGCCGACGACGAGAAGCGGATCGTCTACGGTGTGGTCTTGGACCCGACCGAGCTCGACGCTCACGACGACTTTCTCTCTCCGGCGGTCATCGAGGAGACGGCTCACGACTTCCTCGAGAGCTCGAGGACCATCGGTCTCGACCACAATGGGAACGCCGAAGGAGCGACCGTCGTCGAGTCCTACATCGAGCGATACCCGTCGGAGGAGGACTACCGACTCGCCATCGATGGCAAGCCTCACCGGTCCTTCCGGACTCGATTCGGTGAGGACTTCGTCACCTCCGGGTCTTGGGTCCTCGGTGTGAGGCTACCTCCGGAACTATGGTCGAAGGTCAAAAACGGCGAGCTCAACGCGTTCTCGATCGGAGGCGTCGGGACTCGCGAAGACCTCGGAGCCGGTGAAATGCCGACGATCGAATTCATCGAGCGGGATTGACCCGATCGATCAACCTGGTAAGATCTTTTTGAGGTCGAGCCGACCTCTCCATCGCCGAGCCGGCAACGTACAAAAACACGACAAGGGGAAACCCATGAAACGCAAGCGACGACCCACGTCGCTTAAGGCGGTTAAGACCGAGGAGGTCTCTCTCGTCGAAAGCGGCGCGAATCGAAAGGTATTTCAAATCATGAAGAACGCACCAACTATGGATGAGATCCTCGTCCAGGTCCTCAAGGCCGAGGGAGAGTCCGAGGCGATGGAGAAACTCTCCGACGAGATGTCGAAGATGGAGCTCCCCGAGGACGCAAAAACGGCCGTAATGGCGGCGATGAAACTCCTCGAGGCTTATTCGGACGAGATGTCCGTCGCCGATGCTCTCCGCTCTCTCCGAGCGGCTAGCGGCGAGGAAGAGGCTCCGAAGGTCGAGGTCGAGGTCGAGGCTTCCGAAGAGGAAGAAGCGGACAAAGCCGAAGAAGAAGAGACCGAGAAAGAGGACGACGAAGAGAAGCTCGAGAAGGCTCTCCGAGAAATCCCCGAAGGCGCTCGAGCGGCTTTCGAGTCTATCTACAAGGCGAAGAAGGAGCTCGTCGAGAAAGCGGCTCAACTCGAGCGAGAGCTCGGAGTCGAGATCGCAAAACGCGAGCGGACTGAATACGTCAAGAAAGCCGAGCAAACTCTCGGCAACATCCCCGGCCATACTCTCGACGAGGTCGTTGATCTCGTACTCGAGGCGAAGGCTCGCGACGAAGGTCTTGGCGCTCGCGTCGAGAAAGCTCTCGAAGCAAGCTCGGCGGCGCTCCAAGGCGGAGCGGTACTCGTCGAAGCGGGGACTTCGGCTCAAATGACCTCCGGCGGAGCATGGGCGAAAATCCAGAAATCAGCCGAAGATCTCATGAATGCCGAACCAGGTCTCACGAAAGCGCAAGCGATCAGCAAGACATTACAAATCAATCCAGAATTGTACGGCGCATATATCGCCGAGAAGGGGGCGTAAGCGATGGCTTACCAACAGGCACAAACCAACATCACATTGAAGGCAGGCGCGGACCTCTCCTCGTCTCAATACTTCTTCGTCAAGATTGACACCGACGGCGATGTCGTCCTCGCGGGCGACGGTCAAAACGCGATCGGTATTTTGCAAAATGCACCGGCCGAAGGCGAAGCGGCGAACGTCGCGATTTCTGGCGTCTCGAAGATTGTCATCGGTACGACCGGGACTCTCGACTCGGGCTCCGTGATCTCATCCGATGCAGACGGGAAAGCTACTGTCGGCGTCTCGACCGATTTCGCTCTCGCGATTCTCATCGAAGACACAACCGCGAACGGCGACGTCGTTTCGTGTCTTATCCACAAAACCGGCGCTATCTAAGGAGACTAAGTTATGCCTTTATTGACTTCATCAGTACACGTAGATCAGGCGTTGACCAACGTCTCGATCGCTTATGCTCAAGAGCAAAGTCGCTTCGTAGCGGACAAGCTTTTTCCAATCATCAGTACTCAAAAGCTCACCGACAAATATTTCGTATTTGACAAGGGGAATTACCTCCGCTCGGTCGCAGGTGTACGAGCTCCGGGGTCCGAGACCTTCGGCGCGAATTACACTCTCTCGACCGACTCGTTTTCATGCGTTGAGAATGGCGTTCACATGGACCTCGACGATCTAATCGTCGCCAACTCGGACGCGGGTCTCAACATCGAGATCTCGACGACTCAGTACATCACCGAGCAACTTCTCCTTAAGCGTGAGAAGGACTTCGCAGCGGCGGCTTTTACCAACGGCGTATGGAAAGGCTCCACAACCGGCGGCGATGTTACTCCGGGAACAACCGCGGGAATGGGTCCTCTTTGGAGTGCCGCGAACGCGACTCCGCTCTCGGATATCCTTGAGCAAATGGACAGCGTCGAAAGCAAGACCGGCCGTCGGCCGAATCACCTCGTCCTCGGTAAAGACGTCTATACGGCGCTCTCGACCTCAGACGATATCCTTCAGCGCGTGAAGTATACTCAAACCGGCGTCGTGACGACTGACCTCCTCGCGAGCCTTCTCGGTCTTCAAGCGGTACACGTACCAGGCGCGATCGAGAACGTAGCGATCCAAGGCGCGGCCGACTCGATGTCGTTCGTATACGGATCAAACGACGCGGCTCTTCTATATGTCCCAGCGACACCGGGTCTTATGGTCCCGTCGGCGGGTTACATGTTCAGCCTTAACAGTGTAGGCGGCGAGAATGCTCAAGGTCTTCGAGTTCGCAACTATCGATTGGATCATATCCAATCGCAGCGAATCGAAGCCTTGGCGGCTTACGACTTCAAGGTCGTGAGTGATCAACTAGGCGCGTTCTTCTTGAATTGCCTATAAGCGATGATTTTCGCCACTAAAAATCTAAAGCTTGACGGAAGAGAGGTCCGAGCCTGGACCGCTCTTCCCGAGGCTTATGGATGGCGAGCTCGAGAGAGGATGCTCGATTCGGGTCTCTTAGTAGAGGTCCCGGACGAGCTCCTCCTTCGGAGCCTTCGTCGCAATAAGAAACCGACTAAGGACGCGACCAAATGACTTGGAGCTATGACGACAGTCTTCCGACCGACCGAGACAAGGTCCGCTTTAGGATCGGGGACACCGACTCCGAGGAGGAGCTCCTCTCGAATGAGACGCTCGACGCTCTCCTCGTTATTCGGAACGATGTCGTCCTCGCGTCCATCGATGCGGTACAAGCGATCCTCGCGAAGTTCGCGAGAGAGATCGACCGTCAAGCTCTCGGGTTAGGCGGACCGCGATCACAAAAAACTACCCACTATGAGAACCTTCTCAAAGTGCTACGAGCCGAAGCCGACAAGGGCTCGACCGGCGTCTTCTATGGCGGAGCAACCATCGCAGCAAAACAAGCGGCGCTCGCCGATACGACGAAGCCTCAGCCTCCTTTCCGTATCGACCAGTTCAATAACCTCGAGGACTGACACGATGGCGGCGTCTCCTTTTAAAGTCGACATCGACGACAAAGAGCTCCGAGAGTTCGTCAAGAATTTCTCCGACGGGATGACGGCTCTCCAACGTCGGACGCTCTTCAAGTCCGCGGCTCAACTCGAGACCCAGGTGATTCTATCAACGAAGCGGAATCTCCGGACCCGGACGAATACTCTCGCCGGCGCTTGGCGATTCGTCCCGGTCTTAATCAAGATGGACGAGGATACTTACAAGGTCGACGTTATCAACGATCAACCCTACGCGGCGATCCACGAATACGGAAGCGCGGCGCTCCCCGGCGGAGCTATCCGGCCGAAGCCTCCGAGGAAGCTCCTCGCGATACCTATCCGACAAAATACGACCTTCCCGGCTTTCGGAAATAACGTCTATCCAATGCCGAGGCGGACCGGCATCCATCAAAAAGAGCTATGGTTTCACAAGACCGACGCCGGGAAGATGTTCCTCATGGACGGCGAAGGAAAGCCGGCCTATCGACTGGTACCATCGACAACGATTCGAGCGACTGGATACATCACCGAAGGGATCAAAGCGGCCGAGCCGGAGATCGCTCTCGTCGTAGGTCAAGAGCTCGAGAAGCTCCTCGAGGACGCATGAGATGACGACACCGGCAAGGAAGGCGATCCTCGATAACCTACAGACGACCTTCGAGGCGATCACAACCGGCAACGGATACCGGACGACCATCACGAAGGTCCAGCCTCTCGCGAGAGGGTACGCGGATGTGAAGACCGGGGAGCGTCCTTTTATCGGATACGTCGCCGGACAAGAGTCGATCGAGTTTCAACCTTTCGATCTCATTCGATCCACATTGAACATGAGTATCATCGGACACGTCTCCGGCGCTTCTCAGGCCGACAGGTCGACGAAGCTCAACGATTTGATCATCGATATCACTCGAGCTCTAAACACTGATACAACACGAGGGACCAACGCCATCAAGACGACGGTCGTCTCGTATGAAACCGACGAGGGAGACCCGGACGCAAAAGGCGACGGGTCGGTCCTCATGAACATCGCGATCGTATACGAACGCTCGGCAACGGCGAGCTAAGGAGGACACAATGGGAACCAGTCAATTACACGCATTAGGACGGAACCGGAAATTTTACGCGGTCGACGAGACGACCTTCGGGACCTTCGTCAAGCCTACCGGCGGCGATGCGGTCAAAGTACTCTCGGCGAGCTTCGACCCGAGCCAAGAACGAAAGAACCGAGAGGACTCTCGAGCGACTCGGTCTCACATTGCGGACGACCAGATCGACGGAAAGAAAGCGGCGTCGTGGTCGGTCGAGGCATATCTCATCCCGAGCGGTGACGCGACAAACTCGACGACCATCGTCCCGGACATCGACCAGCTATTGACGAAGGCGCTCGGCACCGGAACCGCGACGAGCTCACCGTCGAAGATGACTTACACGCTCAACTCGAACCAAGACCTCGGAAGCTTGACGCTCGTCCAACATTTCAATGAAACCTTTATGGAGGCGCTCACTGGATGCTACGTCAACTCGATGACGCTTAGCATCGCCGGCGGAGAAGAGCCGAAGCTCTCCTTCGAGGGTGGAAGCTCCGGGACCTTCATCCCGACGACGACGAGCTCGACGACTGGCGCGTCGACCGCAACCGTCGACGGCGCGACATCGTCATCGTTGAGTTTCGATGTTCAGTCCGGCGAGGGGAAAAACTTCAAGGTCGGCTCCGTGATTAAGGTCGGCTCCGACGACAACGGCGGCGAAGGATATGAAGTCGAATCTATTTCCGGCGATACCATTACAATGGTCGACATTGCTCCTTCGCCTTACCCTAGTTTTTCTAATCTCGACGCGGTCGTCCCATTTGCTCCGGCCGAGACCGTCGCAGGTCAACCCATCGCCGGCATCCTCGGAAGCCTTACGGTCGACGGCTCATCGTTTCCGATCACCTCTTTCGAGGTAACAGTGACGAACAACATGAAGGCCATCGAGGACGAAGCCTACCAAGCGGGAACGACTGACTACGTTCCAGGCTTTCGCGATGTAACCGGGTCTCTCTCGATTCGATGTCGGCGCGATCTCGCGATCGAGATCGGAAAGCGTCCGGATTTCACGAACCGAAACGTCGTCGTGACTTGCGGAAGCGCAACCGGCGCGACCGTCACAACGACCTTGGCGCGGTGTCAATTCCAAGTCTCCGGCGTCGAGACACCACAATCCGACGAGGTCGTGATTCCTCTCGAGTTCAAGGCGCTCGCCTCGACCGCGGGAGACAACGAGATCACGATCGCGTTCACTTAATCAACTAAAGGGGATCACCATGGACTATCAAGAGAAGCATCTTCGGGACTTCGTCCCGCAATGGAACGACAACCGGGAGCTCGAGGAGAGCTCTCAAGTCGTGGTTAAACTTGCACCGATGACAGGCGGAGAGCTCCGCTCGATTCATCGCTCGGCCATCACCAAAGACGGGAAGGTCGACATCGAGAAAGCTCAAAAGGCGATCGAGAGCGTCATCCGAAAACGGGTCTCGAGCATCGAGAATCTAGTCGACATCCTCGACGAGCCGGTGACGAATGGGTCGGAGCTATGGGACCGAGCCGAACAAGGTCTCATCGATGAAGTTTACGCCGCGATCACGGAGGTCTCGGTCCTTCGAGAAGGTCTCAAAAAAAAGTCGGTCTAGCGATTCGCTTCCTAGCAAGCGGAGACAAGTCGCTCGAGTGGGGATGCTCGAGGTGTAAGGGGGAAGAGTGGAGCTCGGAAGACTGGAAACAATCGGCGCGCAATTGCAACGACGAGAGCTCTCCCGGCCTCGCGTTCGATTTTGCTCCCGAGCTCCGTCGGTGTCCATGGAGTCAACTCGATCCGGAGACGATGGATGTCGTCTCTTGGTTTTC